GCATAAGGACCGGGATTTTCATCATCATCAGGCAGAGGTGGAGGCATGTGATCCATAAGCAATCCTGCTTCTTCACGCATGTCATCATCCCACTCTTCACGAGCAATCAAGTCTTCCGCTGCGGCGACCACAGTTGCCTGATCAGCGGATCGGGCACGAATTTTCTCGGGATCCAAATCTGCGGGCATAGGGGCATGGATCCTTTCCCCTAGTTCGTGAATTTGCTCCACCGACAGGCGATCGTCCTTTTCGTCAGCCCCCTCCCTCTGCTTTTCCAACAACCTGTTGACCAATTGACCACGATCGTTGATGTTCCCGTCCTCATCGAAGTAACGACCAAAACGACGTTCGTGGTGTTCCCTCTGCTCCACGGCATCACGACCGCCACCCGGCTCATAGTCATCGTCGCGCCAAAATGCCCGTTCCGGCAGACCACGCTGTGGGAAACGATTGCCTACATTCCGTAGAGAACGATCATCCGGCAGGCTGCCGTCCTCTTGGACACGAACCGCCTCAATCAGATCCTGAACATCCCTTGCTTCCTCTTCCGGAGTCGGATCCAAAATCGTTGCATCCCTACCCTCCAAAGCATTTATGTGTTCTCCAACAGAGTGTCCTGTTCTTTCCCTAACCTCTTCATCGTCCTCTTCGCGCCGTTCGTTGAACCCCCGCTCCTCAAAAAGTCGGCGCAATGGACGAGTTATCCTGTTGATAATTCCATCGACCTCTTCCCGGTCAACCGCTGCCTGTTCTGCCCGATCACGATCCGCAATCGCCTCATCCTGACCCTCAGCAAAACGATCCAAGCGGGCAGCCCTACGCTCGCGCCGCTCTTCCCGACGGCGATCACGTTCTGAAAAATCAACCTCAGCGCCCTCACGCTCGTCTCGCCTTCGGATCGCCCCCTCCCGACCCCTAGCGAATCGTTCCAACGGGCCTGTTCTATCTCTAGCCGGTTCCGCTTCTTCTTCTTCGGCTTCCGGCTCTCCCCTTCGCCTTTGGCGACGATCACGTTGACGGGGATCTCTCTCCATCAAACCTTCCCGTTCCTCCCGGTGCCGTTCATCCAACTCCGCCACTTCTCTGTCAAAAGCGTCACGCTCTTCACGAAGACGACGCAATTCACCGGCACGCTCTATGTCCGACTGGGCGCGGGCAACATCCCTATCAGCCCGTTCCCTTTGTCTCCCTGCCCGACGGCGACGCCTCTCAGGACTACCCATGGCACGAAGAACACGCCGACGAACACGATCAACCGACTCGTCTACTTCGCCCCTGTCAACCGCTTCACCTTCAGCAATAAGACGACGATCTCGTTCACCAATACGACCCTCCTGCCCGACGGCGATACGATCCACCCGACCAGCCCGACGAACCTGCCGACGAGACATTTGTCGCAAAGGAGAACGTTCATGGTCTCCCGGCTTGTAATCAATCCGATGACCACGATCATTTTCAAGAATTCCGGAACTGACTAAACGCCTTGCACCCTGAGCAATACCCCTGAACACGGCACCCGCTGGACGTTCCCATATCGTCCCCTCCTGAACGATCCCATCGTTGTCGCCGTCACGGGCATGTCGGTCATACGGAACAACCTTCGGCATCCGACGGGCAAAAGAAGAAATCCTGCCTAGACCTCGCCGCCGACGACGGCCAAAAACCTTCATAGAAATATCAGAACTTTCAGCAGCACGATTGAATAAAGCCGCCTTCATCTCTATGAGGGAATCTTTATTCAGTCCTGCTGTATGACTAATACGAATCTGAGAAACACTCCAACTGCGAACAGGCAAAGGACTCACATACTTGGCGAGCGCCTTTTGCTGAACAAACGAAGCAACGTAAGGGTTCCTTTCAGGCCGAAGGCTCTTCCCTTCCGGTCTCCGGCCACGTTCCTCAATTTGGGGTTTAGCCAGATAATGAGGCTTTTTGCCACCCGTGCGTCGTGGTGCCCGTTCCGACAGGTACAACTGGAACACCCACCGTGGAACGATCTTCCGCATCCCGACTGAATCATAAACAACGATTCTTTCGTTACCGTTTTTGATTTTCCCTGAATAGGTAACTTGTACTTCGTTTTTAAACTCTGTAACCCACCTCTCCAAAGAAAGCGTTGGATTGACTTTTACCTCTGGATCCCTGCTGATCGCAGCCCACCGGGTCCGCATCTTTGCTCCGATTGCGGCAGGAATTTCTCCCTGACGCTCAACCTTCACGGTTCCCTCAGGGAAAACATAATTAACCGACTTGACACCCTTAGTTAGCAGCCGTACTTCATCTCCGGCCATTCCCCCACTTCGTGGAATTTTCGATGTCACCCATGCCGCATCCTTAAAGGCGTCATGATCTTTGATCTTGATCAATTCTTCCGGCCCGACCCGTGGTTCATAAACAACACCGTCCCTGCGGACAACACGAGTTGTATTCGGATTTTTCTTAGCGTATTCAGCCACATCTTTGACGGCGCTGTCTCGCCTTCGTATGTCTGGCTTCGACTTTGGTTTTGTCGCTGCCTCACGAACAACAGCAAACGGGTCACCCTTGGGTGCCTTTGAAACCACATCCCTAGCCACAGAAGGGAGGTCATCTCCTCGTTGGAACCGCCGTTTCATTTTGTCTCTGTCAACAGCGGTGATGGCTCCCGGCCCCTTTCCGGGGGCATCAAGAATAAGGCCACCACAATTGCTCAACTTCGGATCGGCAAAGCGGCCACCATTCAAATATCCAGAGGGACAACGCAACGCCGAACCGCTGATACTAGGCAAACCGGCACCCAACCCACCACCACGACCGCCGCCCCCACCGGGAGTCAGAGCGCCGTAAAGCGCTGATCTGCCCGGATTACGATATTTACCCATATCGCCGGGAATGAAGAACGAAGCCATACTTTGCAACGTCCGACCCAGCCGCCCATGACTTCTGATCAAGCCGACCTTTTCGTGGACTGTAAGCCTGCGAGGGGAATGGTTCTCGTCCCAATCAAACGAACCCGGTACTGGCACAGACTTGGTACCAGCCATAAACCTTGCTGCTTTATATTCAACGGCATTCTGATCGCCGTTAATCGGCCTAGTCGTAACACCTTTGATTTCCCGCGACCAACGACGATACAAACGCCAACTTGCGATTTCTAAACCACAATCGTCGCTTTTTCTGCCCCGCCGCCTGCGCTTGCCGGGGATTACCCGTCTCGCCACACGCAAAACAGGTCCAAGTTTTCCACCTGCATGGTGGTTTCCCTCATTTGGCCACTGGCCAGTAGTTTCATGATGGAGCCAAGCACATAGAGGTTTGAGTGGATACAACTCAGGATGATTGGCCAAGATGATTATGCAACGACGAAATCCACCCGGCTTCCGCATAATGGGACGCCAGAATTTAATGAGGTGTTCTAAATTCCCACGGCGTGGCCCCCGGCCACGAAGAATGTCGCCAGTGATCCGTTCCTGTGGGAAAATGTCAATTACGTCTTGAGGTGCCTTGACCTCAAGTGTCATCTCAGTCATTCCACTCCCTACAGGTGACTAGTTTTTCGTGTTCTTCTTCTTTTTCTTGGGGGTCTTTCCGTCCTTATACGCTTCGTTCACATTGGGGGTGCTTTCGTCGTCTTTGACATAATGACCCTTCGCTGTCCGTGCCCGTTCACCCGTGGCCTCAGCCTCAGGTTCTGGTTCCGGAGCAGGAGCAGGAGCCTCAGGCTCTTCTCCTACCGTTACGATTCGCCCAAGATTGGGATCGAAATAACTTTTCTTATCCATTGGTATTACCTTCCATAGAGGAATTAGGTTGGGTCATCATCTCTTCCCTTGCATGTATTAGTCCCATCACTGGTTTCAACAATGGCGCACATGCAGGGTCATTTAGCATTTCCCGATAAGTCATCAAAAGCAAAGTCATGATGTCTTTGCTAGCAGGAGAAGGAACTCGCTCAACACGAGTCATCGTCCCGTCCCCATTGAGTCTTACAACGGCTTTCACCTCATCGGGATCGAACACTGAACATCACTCCGATGGCTTTTCGTCTGTTTCCATTTCAAGCATCTGAAGTTCCATCAGCGAAGCAGTGAACTCTGCTTCTTCAGCGGTTTTCTTCTCTGACCACTCAGTCGGGAGGAGTTCAACCTTCCCCATTTCTTCGGCCCTCTTGGTGATGTGATCCCTCACCTCCGAAGACTTAGTCCTGAGCGAAGCCTTAATGGCGTTTTCAAGATCTTCCCCGCTCACAATTGGATAAGAACCATCAGCCATTGCCATGCCGTCGTTGATTAGATCTTCCGTAGCCTCACTGATATGAGCCATCTTCAAACGGAGTTCCGCTTCGATGGAATCCTTCATATCGCGCAATGCCTTGATCTCGTCTTCTTCCTCATCGGTCAGTTCGATCATGTCCGAACCAAGGAACTTGCCGTCAACGCTGACGTATGCGTCGTATGACTTTCCGTCAGCACCGTCAATTTCGACAACGTAAGCGTCTTCACCTTGGAAGATGTCAACGTCCACACCAAGAGACTTGCCCTCAATGTTTCGTAGGGCTTCCACTTCGGCCTCATTGAACGAAACAATCACACGATCATTTCCTTCGGCAGACTTCTCTTGAACCTCTGGATCCAACATGATCCAACCCAAAGAAGAACCGTTCCCGGCGTAATACGCCTCCACAATCCCGTCATCGGTTTTCAGGTCAAGAACAAAGATGTCGTCCTTGGGCGCATAGCCAGAATCGACAACCTGACCGCCGAACTCCGTCTCAGCAGAAACCTCTACCTCTAGCAAACCGGGAAGACCCTTTTCGCTGACGCAACCACCACGACAGAAGTTGCACACATCGCCCTTAAGAATCTTGCGTTCGATGGCGCATAGGAAGCCACCACCTTCCAAGGATTTGGTGTCTGTATCCAATCGGGCCAAACGACTTTCCAAAGCATCTGAATCCAAAGCGTCCATTACTGTCATGGGTTCGTCATCTTCTTTGCCAATAAGAACAGCCATTGGAAGAGCCGGGACCATGTTCTTTTCGTCATCGTCCTCCTCTTCGTCCGGATCTTCCCCATTGGCTAGAGCCATCAAACGAGCGAGACGGTTCTTGCCCGGTTTCTTGCCGAAGCCCTTCCCGTCGTCATCGTCCTCGTCATCAGGAACAAACGGAGGAGCCACTGTCCCTGCGCCAACAGGGGTCATTGGAGACGCACTAGGTACGGCCTCCGCAGGTACGGCCCGCATGGGTGGCTTGGGTGCAACCATAGGCATAGGTGGCTTGGGTGCAGCCATGGGCATAGGTGGACGGGGCGGCGGACGGGGCAAATCTTCTTCATCGCCCGGAACATGCACCTTGGGATCGTCGTCATCAACCTCAACGACATAAGCCTTCATATCGTCAGTGATCTCTGAAGGATCCATTTCCACCACAACTACCCGTCGCTTGGCAGGAACCTCGTTCTTTTCATCTTCCTCCTCATCGAACTCAGGTGCCCCCGGCTGCATTTCAACCCGGTCATACGGGTAGCCAGTTGATACAGGATGCTGACGAGTAACAGCCTTTTCGTCGGCTTCACTCTGTTCCTCTCCACTTTTCTCTTCTACCTCTTGCACCTCTTGTTCGCCTTCAGCAAGGACTTCTTCGACTGCTGCCGCAACCTTCTCTTCCATGTCCTCTTCTGGGGCATCTTCGTCGGAGGCATCCTCAGCAGGAGCATCCTCAGCAGGGGCGTCCTCTTCGGGGGCGTCCTCTTCGGGGGCGTCCTCAGCAGAAACCTCCTCAGTGCCATGCTCTTCGCAGTCATCATCTTCACACTCTTCAACAGAATGATCTGACTTAGTTTCTGTCTCTGACTCCAAAGAGGCTGCAACCTCCTCTAGAGCAGCAAGTTGATCCTCAAGAGTCTTCTCTTCAGTCTCATCTGTGTTGGTTTCTTCGTTTTCAGCCATTTTTGACTCCTATTGGGCAGGCTCGGTGCTTAACCATTCGATACTTGACAAAGCCTTACCCATAGCGAGGGCAACGCTCACTTTCGCTTCTTCATCCCCCGGCAACAAAACCTCTAAAGTTTTATTACCGGAAGCAAACGCTTCGGGAGTAGGAAACCTCACGGCCACTCCAACTCCGACCAATGCCTCTACAACATCGGCAATTTCATCTTCCGTTTTGCATTCCAAAGGAAGAGTCTTAGAAAATTCTTCATACGATCCGGACATCAACACCTTCTCTTCTGGATCTTTACGCTCAAGTGGCCCCTCAGAAGGCATGACTTCAGAAACAATGCTCTGAAGCGTGTCAATAACCTGAGTGATCTTCGTAACATTCATGGAAGAAATCTTGCGGCCAGCCTTCTCTTCTATTTCGCCGCCCTCACTCTTCGCTCCATCACAACCACATCCGCCACCCGACCCGCATCCGCAACCCGCGCCCTTGGTCTCTTCATCCAAAACCCGAACAAACGTTTCCAACACAGCAGCCTTGGGCTGGGAAAACAAAAACTCATTCTCATCTTTATTGAAAGTGTATGAAATGACCCATGCTTCATCGTTCTTGGTCACAACTGCTTTAGAGTCATCGAAATCCCATAAAGTTGCTTCTTGATCAAAGGCGGTGTTGATCGCCTTCTCAAGAAGTTTCTTCAACTCTGTAACTTCTGTTTCTGTTTCTAGAGTCTTTTCCTCAGTCACCACGAAATCTTTTACGGCACACAATTCCCCATCTCGTCCACACTCTGATTCCTCATTGTCTTTTACAGACAGCGTGCCAGTCAACTGATTCGCCCCGTGGAGTACGGGAGAAACCTCGTACAACTCAACCTCTTTCAGCACATTGGCTTGGTGCTGAGGGTCATAGTCGGCATCAATCGTCTTGTAGCCGATGCTCCATTCCTGCTCTTCTCCAAAGAATGAAACGTTAGCGAAGGCTTCTTTGCCGCGTTGAGAGTTCATATTGAACTGAACCCGTGCGTAGAGTCCGCCCACGCCTGCTGCCCTCATCTTCTCTGGAAGGCGTCGGTCACGAGGCGGCACTTCAATAATGTCCAGAACTTTGCCAATCGGCTCATTCCAGTTGTGTCCCCAGACCACCCGTGGCTTGCGACGTTTGAGAGAACCGTCAAAAGCGCCCGGAATAATGATGTCGCCTACTGAATCTTTATTCCCAATGGCGGCAACAAAACATTCAACAATACCCTGTGCTTTATCAATATTAATCTGTCCGGCACGGGCCTTGAATTTTATATCGTTAACTTCTTCGGAGAAGGTGAGTGCAACCATGTTGATACCTCGCGTAGACAACTACCCACGAGTCTACAACTGATAATAACCACGACAAGGAAGGGTTTACTAAAACTACTTTCAGTAAACTATTAATCGCTCAACTTGAGAAGACAACGACAATTGATAACCAGATGTGGCGGAGCCAGCGGATCTCCGGGGAATCTCAGCGTAACCCCGCTTTTAAAACTATCCCCGATATCGACCGTTTTACTTTCAATAGAAGCATGACCTGCACGAACTTTGTCATCTTTGCGAGTCATCCAAGTTTTGGTCATTGCTCCCGCCCGTCGGCCACCAAAATATAAACCAGCGTTATAAGCACCATTGCTCTCAACTTCTGAGATCGTTACAAGCCTTTTCGTTAACAACGCAGCGAACACCGCACCAATGCTTGTGGCCAACAAGGCAACTTTTGCTGAAATCGGCGCATCATCACCGTCATCACCCAAAAGCATCATGGCCAACAAAATCGCTGCTGCCAATTCTTTCTTAGTGGTTTCATTAACATTTTCGGCACGAACCAACTGCGACTCCACATACGCGCTGATGTCATCGTCTTTGGTGTCCAATTCTTCATCCGACGGACTTAACGCCGTGGCGGACGCTTCCAACATGGCTCCTTCGATTACTGGGCCAAGGTCTTCACGCAACTGCTTGTTCCAAATATCCTTATCAAAAATATTTTCAATTTTCAGATCGCTAGAACTCAACAAACGCTTGGCCTTAGCCCCAGAGACTTTTTCTGTAATTACTCGCTCTTGACGTTGGAAGTAACGTTCAAACGCACGACTAAAAATTGCTTCCCACCGGTCCACATCTTGAGCGGCCTTGGTTTCCCATTCGTCAGCAAAATCAAAATGTTTGATTTCCATATCTTCCGAATCGTCCTTGGGTAATGGGAACTCACCCGGCTGCAATTCTGGCTGCGTAACCTCATTGGGTTCTGGGATCGGAGGAGCGCCCCCCTCAGGAGCAGCCCCCTCAGGAGCAGCCCCCGGCGGAAGAGCGCCCGGTTCCATTCCACCACCGGCACCACCCGGCGGCAAGGCTTCTTCCTTCGGCATTGGCTCTTCGGTATTCCCAATCGGAGCCAAGTTCGGACTGGCCAACATCGAATCGGCAAGATAGGCGTCAACCTTCAATTTGCCCGTCATCTCACGATACTCATTAGGAGTGATCAGACCATGCTGGACTTCGGCCAAAAAGTGACGTTCCTTTTCTTGTTTCGCCAATTCCAAAACCGGAACAGATGAAGTATCGAAGGTCACAAAGAAATTTTCATCCAATACATCCAACCCTCTGGAAAGTAACTCCAAATGGGGATTCATGGTTTCCGACCAGAAGACCCTGCCCTCTTCTGCCGCATTAGAAAAGGTTCGACCAGCAGCATTTCCGATTACTGATTCTGGAACTCCAAACGCTGCAAGGATTTCTTCCTTTGTTATTTGTCGCAGCGAGTCATAAGCCGCTTCTCGTGGACTTGCTGCCGTGTCAACGAAATCTGCTCCATCATCGGATGAGATAACACCGATTCCACCAGTCCTAGAAAGATTCCCCCTAAACCGCGCTTGGAGTTCTTGCTTGTCGTCATCATCAATCATTCCTCTCAATACAAGCAGGCCGCCGGGGCGACCGTCATTAAGCAAAAAGTTCCTGTTGTACAACTTTGCTAATGTTTCAGTTTCTATAGCGACACCAGCCGACTCCATTGGAGTCATCGACAGATACGGATCCAAAGGATGTGGACGGCGAATCCAAATAACATTCTTTGGATTCAAACGCTGCTTCTTCCCATTCGGAAGTTCAACCTCAAACGCTGCGACAAACTTCTTCTGATCTGGGATAGGAGCGGTATTCTGCGGCGGAAGGATGTGCAACGCGACCGGTGCCCCGCCACGACCACGAACGATTTCAATAAAGACGCCCCGCGTACTCATCAACAACTGAGCAGAAACACGAAAACGAAATGCGAACGCACTTTCCCCCTCGTTGGAATTCTGATTTAACAACTTCGCTAGATCTGTGTTCTCTTCTTCCCGCGGCACCCTCTCCCCAAACGGAGAATTGTCCTTGAGAAACATCATCGGCAAACGAGCCTGATTACTAGAAATAGCATCAATCGCCCGATACACCCAAGTGACCTTGGCTAGACCTTCGCGGTATGCCCTTTCAATATCCCACCCGTCGGAGTAGGGCTTGCCAACCAAGCCCGCGTTGTAGGCAACCGGCGCGCCAATCGAAATGGACTTCTTGCCATCGCCCTGTAACGCTTTATTAGTCGAATTCCATACCATATTTATTCAGCACCTAGAAGATATCCATAAACACCAAGACTAAAACCCATTGAAGCAAGCCCTAATCCGATATTCAATTGTCCGAGACCTACACCTAATAGTATGACAGCAGATAACATGCACAGATGAGCAATATTAGATCGGGAGAAAATAGATCTAAAGTCCAACACATTCACTCCCCACATGGATTATTATTTTGAGCATACGGCTATCGAAAGTGTAACCTACAATGACAGATTGGTCAGACATCTATGAGTTCCTTCAACCCAAACCTCCGTTGTTCTGTCCTGAAGCACCTTCCCTAACTCAAAAGACATTTCTACGCTCATCTCACCTTGAAGCCCTATTTGGTGGGGCCGCAGGTGGGGGCAAATCATCCGCCCTATTAATGGCCGCCCTCCAATTCGTTGACGTTCCTAACTACTCTGCCATCCTATTCCGTCGAACATACGCTGACCTTGCACTTCCCGGCGCTCTAATGGATAGATTTCTTGCTTGGGTCAAGGAACATGACGAAATCCGCTGGAATGGCCAAACCTATGTGGCCACATTTCCATCCGGGGCACGAATCACGTTTGGATACTTAAATCACCAAAATGACTATCTTCGATACAAGTCCAGTGAATTCCAATTCATAGGCATGGATGAGGTCACTGAAATCCGTGAATTCGATTACCGCTATCTTTTCTCTCGCCTGCGTAAACCCAACACCGGAGAGTTGGCACAAGTTCCTCTCAGAATGAGGGCAGCCTCCAACCCGGCACCCAACTGGGTTAGACAGCGATTCATCGTGGAAGGTCCGGAAAACAAAGACCGTGTCTTCGTCCCCAGTTTCCTAGACGACAACCCCGGCATTGACCCTGAGTCCTACCGGCGAGCGCTCCAAGAGATAGATCCGATTGAACGCCAGCGGTTGGAAAACGGCGACTGGTGGGCGGTGTCCACGGGATCCCTGTTCGACCGGGAAAATTTCATCGTTACCGAACCGACCGATCTGCCAAATTTTGTAGATCCAACATGGTGTCGCTTTTGGGATCTCGCAGCAACCGAACCCTCCCATGTCAACCCTGACCCCGACTGGACGGTCGGAGTGCTTGGAGCATTTGACGGAGGCGTGTTCTATATCATCGACGTTCAAAGAATCCGGGCCAAGGGCGACAAGATAGAACGCCTCATCGCAGAGACTGCCGAATTGGACGGACCCCACGTTCCAATCAGAATGGAGATGGAACCGGGAAGCAGCGGAAAAAACCTGATCGACCAATACGCCCGTTATGTTCTCCCCGGAACAGACTTCTTGGGCATACGGGCCACCGGAGACAAAACCACACGGGCACGCCCCTTCGCTGCGGCTGTAGCCAACGGCAACGCCCGCCTAGTGCGTGGTCCATGGATTTCCGACTATCTAGACGAAATGGCTACGTTCCCTGAATCAGCGTGGCACGACGATCAAGTTGACGCCACCTCTGGATGCTTCAATGAGGTCGCCGGTTTAGGCCACCGCCAGCGTGGACGGGTCTCCATCATCATCTAGTCCTTGACACACGCGGTCAACCGGGATACGGTCAGCGCTCCGGCCATCCGGCGTCGCCCGACCAGCGTCGTTCGCCCGTTAGAGGGGCTGGTATCTTCATGCCTCGTGGTGGGGCACTGAACTACACTTCGTGGTGGAGTCCGGCAGCGACCAGCACCATTACCAGAACGAAATCGGACGAAATGTGGATGCCCGCTGACCGACCGCTTCTGTTCAAAGCGCAAGGTGCCATTTACGACAGTCTGACTGTGACCGGAGTAAATCTTGGTTCTCCCTTTGGAGGGCCAAGAACTCTCGCCCTCCTGCTCCCAGAGTAACGATTTGATTTGGTCATAAAGTAAAAGTTTCTAAAACCAATATAATAAAAACCCAGAATCGAACAGGTGTTCGCTAAAAATGTCTGGCGCGATGGCGTTGCGTCCGAACCGTAAAGATGGTATTTTCATATTACTATCTACTATCCAGAGAGGGATCTAGCGTGGGCCTTCAAGAAGAAACACAGGCAATCCTCAGCAGGCTTGATGAAGCCATCGTCCATGAACGAGGAGCCACTGATCCCGAACGGGAGATACGGCTGATCTTTTTGGGTTTCATACTTGGTGAAACAAAGAAGATGGTCAGCATGTTACAAAAGGAGGCTGCGGACCTTTTGCTGGATTCGGATTGGGACCGAAGCCCGATGGAGAATCAACAGTTTTCATTAGAGACGAAGACGGGCCAGCCGCGCAAGAAGTGGGACCACAAAGCACTTGCTGCACTGGTCGCTAGCAGAATTAATGACCGTAGTATTGACATGGATACCGGGGAACTTCTCAAAACTCCACAAGAACAAATCATAGAACTGCTTGAATACGCCTCAGCCTCCTATTGGAGAGTTGGAGCATTGAAAGAACTTGGCATTGATGTGGACGAATACTGTGAAGTTCTAGATCCCATAACCAACCTAATTTACAGGAGTAAGGAAAATGGCTGAAAAGTCTCAGGCTGATCAACTAGCCAAACCATTTGACGAAACGTTAATTGAAACCCGCACCCTTGGGGGCAAGCAGTTCGATTTTGTCAAGGTGGCTGAATACATTGCCCGGTTGAACAATGTGCTAGGTCCGGGTAACTGGAACTATGAAGTTTTGAAGTGTTACGTTGAGCCAAAATACAACGACAACGTAGTTGCCCATGTGCGGGTCACTGCCAAGATCGACGGCGAGATGTGTTCAAAGGAACAATACGGCGGGGCAAAGATCAAGATGATGAAGTCCGGCGAGGTCATGAATCTTGGCAACGACTTCAAAACAGCCGTATCGGATGCTTTCAAAAAGGCGTGTCAGGGAGTGGGCATCGCTCTCCATTTGGCCCGAAGCGAAGAAGCCTTGACGTTGGAGTTGGAAGAGTCTTATCCAGTAGAGGGAGATCATTGGCAGGTTTTTGCTGAAAACTTCCGATCTTTGGACGATGCCAAGAAAGACCTATTCCGTACATGGTTCGCTGAGAACGTTCCGGGTGAGAGTAAGCCCAACCGACACATGGATCCCGACCTGTTCGCCAAATGTCAAGTAGAGGTTATTCGTTTGATGATGGATGCCGAATATGTGGAAGAAAAAGAAACGTTCTGATGGCCAACATCAGCGCTATGCGACACGACACCCTCACTCTTGGAGAATGGAAAAAGGCTCGTGATGCTGAGGTTCAACGAGCAAAGAAAGAGAAAGAGAAGGAGAAGCAGAAACGGTCTGAGCAATGACAGAACTAGCACTACCCACTCACCTATCTGCTTCTAGTATTACTACATATGAGCAATGTCCTTTAAGGTTTCGATTTTCTCGCATAGACAAAATTCCGGAACCAACGACGGAAGCCATGATTCTTGGGACATTCGTCCATGAGATCTTGGAAGAGTTGTACAAACTAAATCCCGAAGATCGGGTACTTCCTGAGGCAAGAAGAATTGCCAGAGAACTGTGGGAAAATAAGTTTATAGACGAAACTGCCAATGTCAGAATCAAGTCTGTTAACGATTTTCGTTGGAACGCTTGGTGGTGTGTTGAGAATGTTTTCGCCATGGAGCATCCTCCGGATGTCAAAATCCGTGGGATAGAGGACCAATTCTCTGCCTCTATTAACGACGTTCCACTAGTGGGTTTTATTGACAGGTGGACCGAAGAGGAAGATGGGTCTTTAACTGTCACCGACTATAAAAGCGGGAAAGTCTCTAAACCACAATATGAAGGTGATAAAGTATTTCAGATTATTCTTTATGTTGAAATGCTTGAAAGACTAAATGGCATTGAAGTTGATAATGCTGAAATAATGTATGTCAAGTTTAAAGAACGCAAACGGTACGAACCCACGCCAGAACGTCGAAAGGTTGTATTGAAACTCATAGACCAGACATGGGATGGAGTGGCCAAAGGTTGTAAAACGGGCATCTTCAACACAAAAACCGGCCCACTTTGTAACTGGTGTGCCTATAAGCCCATTTGTCCAGCATGGTCGTGATGGAAAAGGAACTTACTATGGACAACCATACGTTTGAAAGACTCGTTTCAGAGGATGTAAAAAATGTTCTCTCTCCTGAGAAATCCGACCTTTTGAGAATTCCTGAGAACCGCGAACGTTGGAAAGTCGCTCTCCTTAGCCTGATAGAAAATCTTGATGAACAGATAGGGGAACTAACTCAAAACGAAAAGGTGGTTACAGAAAATCTTCCCAGTCACATGGTGACCGACTACAAAATAGAAACCGACGAAAAGAAAACAAAGATCAATCGGTTTAGATTTTACGTCATGCAACGAATTTCGGA